TATCAGCGGCCTGTTGAGCCGTTTTGATTCCTGCTTGTTGTTCCTCAACCTGTTCGCCAACTTTATTGAGCGATGCCTGCATGTTATTACGCTGATTGGTATCGGCTAAATTAACCCATTTGCCATTGACCCAAGTTTGTTGAATAGCCGTAGCATTCTTATCTGAAATAAAGCCTGCGACATCTGAACTCGTGTCTGCCATCTAATCATCTCCTTCACTGGTTGCTTCAATCGGCTTAATCCAAATGGCACCATTCTTGATTGTGTTCGTGGTGCTGGGGTCTTCATTTCCATAAAACAACTGTGGAATGTTGCCTAATTGTTCCCGTATTTTGTTCAATTCAGCTAGCGTGTTTCGGTTATTCTTTTGGTGCAAGATCGAAGCTGGTAAATTATCGTAAGAAATCTGAGTTTGCTGTGCCTGACTAAACGGATACCATGTAAAGCTCACTACAGTTACATCAGTGGAATAGTCCATTGTCTGGATATTCAATCGCGCCTTTTCGCCGGGTATTGGTTGCTTGTTACTAATCATCGTGATGGTAGTGGTAATAATTGGATCAGCTTGCAATTGAGTTAACGCGTAGGCCTTCATGTTATCTGCAATCGTAAATCGATCATCACTTAGATCAGCCATTGGATGTAATCCCCAGTTGCTAATAGAGGTATCATCCTGTACAAAAAATGGCTCAAAATAGTAAGTTTCTGTATCTGAATCAGTGGTATCTGTATCTGTATCAGTTGTGGAAGTATCGACTGTTGCGCCAATACACTTTACTTGGTTGTATACCCCCGTAGAATCAATTGCCAAATCGATCTCTGAGGTATCATGAAGGTAATCAATCCGCTTTTGCGATTGCTTGACAAAAGCCTCCGCGGAATACACATGAATAACCTTGCCAATGGGTCGTATAATTGTACCTGACCACGTATCGATGATCTTACTGGTCATATCCGAGCCACTACCATTGCCTAAATCTTGAATCTGTTGCTTGTCAAAGTCGCCATGCACCGCGTAGCTAAAGCCTAAGAAGTTAACTGAGCTATCACTTAACCAGTAGTCCAATACGTTTTGTACTGTATAGGTTAACGTCCCAGTTTGCGTATTATGCTGATAAATACGACTAATCTCACTATTAACGTACTGAATCGCCGTCACCTGTGGTAGGTTTACACCAGTTAAAGTCGGTTGAATCTGTTTGACGACAAAAAGATCACCGTTAAATGTGATTAAACTTTCGATTCCTAATGCGCTAAAACTCGGAGAGCCGTCATCATACGCAGTAAATTGAATCTGATTAGTCTGATTATTTTCATATTGGTAATTGAAAGTATTGGCTTCATAGCAAGTAAGTGGGATTTTCTGCTCGCTATTGTGGGCTTGAATTGTCATGATTGGATCAAACTCGGCTTCATCATTGATTTCATCATCCACTAAGGCCGGCGCTACCGCTTCATTGACTAAGATTGTTCCTTGGTGCATCACATAGTCTGGGCAAATAGTTTGCTGTCGAGTGCTCCATGTAGTGAGGTCGCCTTGATACGCAGATTGAAAGACTAAGCCATCATTACTACTATCATCCGCAAATAATCGGACATTGTTCCCGTCACGAAACATCTGGGGGCCTTCAACCCAGTGACTGATACCCGAGTCAAGAACCCCATAATGTTCAGGCGTTGGTGCAAAATTAACCTTTACTCGGTCATAGGGGCCAAGATAGTTGCTCGATTTGTAGATGTAGTTACCAGCGGTAATCAAATAGTACGTATCATCTTGTAAATAGATGTATGGATCAGTACTATCCGTATTGCCTAATTGACCAGCATTGAAGGTAATCGCCTGTTCAGGTTCACTAACAATGTCCCCATTAATATCTGCTAAATACAAACTGTGTACTGTCTCATTGGTCTTCATTGCACTATAAATAATGTGCGTTGCTCCATCTGCGTCATTAAAAATTGTGGGTGCCTGAATATCATCAAAAGCACCTAACTTAAAATCTAATTGAGTGAAGTTAATGAAGTCGGTTGTTTTGTACAGGCTATTAGCGCTGCAAACATAGTAAACACTGTCAACTAGCGCCACACTTGCATCTTTTAAATTTCCTAGCTCATCAGGCATGTATTGCACGTTATTCCACTCAATTAAGTTGTCCGAATAAGCCATAACTGGCTGTGCTAAGCCTTTGGAGTCATTGTAATATCCCAAGTAGGTATAACGATGATTGTTGATTGCATCCAAGGGTGCCAAACTACCAGCTCCTTTCTTAATTATTAAATATGTACGAAAAAAGAGACTGTAATAGCCTCTAATTCAGATAAATAAAGCGAAAATGGAAATCAATATCCAAATCCGCTGTACTAATTATTTTTATGTCATTGTAGCCAGGGGCCAAAGTTAAGTACGTAAAATCTGTACTATTATTGGCTAGCTGACCATTCAAATACAAGTTGACCCCGTCCCACACGAGTTGATCCGTAGTGGTTAACGTTCCGTTATAGGCTACGTAGTTCCCCGTTGTTGTATTCTCAATCCTAACTTGACCAGTCGTATTCTTAACGATGACCTGTAGGTCGTGATGATGGATTGGGTCCACGGTAATGTCTGACGCGTTATAAATTTGAAATGACCTGGTCGCGTTGTATTCGTATTGAAGTGACTGATTCATGGGGAGATTCATGCCCATTTGCCATAGCCCGCTATCGTAATCCATCACATCATCTGAATAACCTAGAGAATACTTTAAGCCACTCGGATTATCGAAAGGAATAGTAATCAAAGCTGTATTACTGCCGTCCTCCGTGGGAGCAACCATAAAATTACCCGCATAGACATATTTAACTATCGCCGGTTCGGCATCGGTTCGAATCCGGTATAAACCTTTTTGTGCAAAGAACTTCGCTAGCGTATGTTTTTTCATTTGATAGTCATAGTAGTCACTGAACCTAAGCATGAACTTAGCGTTGATTACATTCTGTGTACGTTGCTGAATAACATATGCAGCTCCATCTAAGCCGTCATCAGTACCGTAAGTATTCGTTAATAAAGGATCGCTATCATCACCTAAAAATTCTAGGCCACTGGTAACGTCCTTACAATTAACTTCAACATCGCTTCCCGGCGGTAGTAAATACATTGTTGGTTCTAACAATCAAGTCCACCTCCTAACTGAATGATTGAAAACTGGCTATGCCCTGATCTGTCGCCGTCTTTCGATACGCTACATTCTCGTCATATCCTACAATTCCTTTAGTCGCGGTAATCTGGTCAGCGTTCAAGCCGATAATAGTTTTCAGCATCGTAGCCATCTGATTAACCGTACTAGTCAATTCCGCAATCTTGCTATCCGCAGTACTAGTAGAGCCTGTGTTATTGGTATCAAGGGACTTACCACCAGTCTTGGCATCTACCACGGCCTTTAGAACTTGCCATGCTCGGCTATCCTTAGCGGCTTCTAGTGGCATAACAGCTTCGGGTTTATTGTGTTCGGCGATCTGGGCATATTGCCAATTACGGACAATCCCGCCGTTTTCCCATCCGTGACCATTACCGATGTTCGACCAGCCACCTTCAGCACCGTGGTTTAAGGCGTTAATAGCAGCCCTGATCTGATCGGCACCATTAAGGATAATAGTGTGACCTTTGAGTGCCCAACGAGCAAAAGTTTGCGGAATAAACTGTAATAAACCTTGTGCTGGGTGACCACTAGCCGAGTTTATATCATGTACTTTCTGTAAAACTGTCGGATTACCGCCGGATTCAGTTTGGATTTGTCTGAGCAACTTACTTACTTGACTACCACTAATATTAAAGTTCATTGAAGCCGCAACAGCTTTAATGATCGGTTCCCATTGCGCTACACCAGCACCCGTTGGATTGGCGATTGATTGAAATTGCTTCTTAATCCAATCTACGGCGTCCTTAGCAATTGTTTTGGGAAAGTTAGTCAGAATATCATTGGCTAGGCTAATCTTGCTAGAAGTGTTACCTAAGAAATGCTTGAATAACGATTCCATAAACTCAGCTGGCTTCTTGAGAATGTTTTCGGTGTCGTCTAAGACGTCCTTAGCACCACTCCATAGTCCACTAAAGAAGTCACCAATCCCACCTGCATAGCCCGGAATCCCCATCATCTTAGCTAATAATGCCGACTTATTACCATCCAGAATAGAGGTTCCTTTAGGTAGTGGTACAATCATGTCTTTTATAGCTGGGAACATGCCTATTTGCCCATTCGGCAAGCGGTACATTTCGCGATAGTTAGCGCCTTGTCCGTCATTAACCTTAGCTAAGCCGCCTTGATGAGTGTCCTTAGTTCCTTGAGCGTAACTAGGCATAGGTACTGACCAATCGCCACTAATCTTACTTGCGCCAACCTTATCAAGCACCCAATTAATGCCTTTCTCCAGTCCTGATAACATATCGTTGAAGGGTTTGACGATTCCTCGAACCAAGTCCACAAAGTGCTTATGAATAGACTCCTTGGCGTCCGATACAGTATTACCAATGGCGGACATTTTAGACTTCCAAGCATTCACCATGTCCCCCAGACGTCCACCAGTCATTTGATTTAGTTTGTTGTACATATCAGAAAAAATATTATGCACAAATGATCGAATTGAGTTAGCAGTATTCTTCAAGTCACTACCAACCTTGTTCCATTTACCGGTCATAACATCATGCCAGACTTGCGTATAATTGTTCAGCACATTATATCCAGATCGGAAGGTAGTTTTATGATCATTGAACATCTGAATGGCCTTTTTGCGTGTATCATTGGACATGTTACTGAACCAATTGCCCACATTATGAGCACCCGTAGACGATGTTTTTGTGACATCACGCCAACCATTAGAAAAGGTCGTTTTACCTGATTTCCACAGGTTAGATAGGTGCTTACCTGCGTTATTTTTCAGACTCACAAAAGATTTAACGGCACTCTTAGCACCATTAGATGTTGACTTCGTGAAGTTATTCCAACCTTTTTTGGCGTCTTTGCCAATACCCCTAGCCCATTTTCCAAGATTCTTAATAGCATCGACAGCCTTGCCAATATACTTCTTGGCGTCCTTAGCAATCCCATTGACGAAATTACGGAACTTCTTATTGTGCTTATACAGTTCTACCAGGGCCACACCAATCGCAACAATTGCAGAAGCCACGGCAATGAATATATTAGCTTTCATAGCAACATTTAACGCTTTCTGAGTTACTGCTGTAGTCTTGGCTGTAGTTGTATAACCCTTTAATGCAATCACCATGCGACTAAGTCCCAAACTGAATGTTGTTACACCACCCATGATCTTCTTAACGGCAAAGGCACCAATTAACACCTTGCCAAAGGTCGCTACAGCCGTTTGATGTTGCGCTAAGAAATTGATTAAGCTTGCAGCTTTGGTCGCTAGTTTAGCAATACCTGTACCAAGCTTTTCTACACCAGCCTGAGTCTGCTTGTTATTCAGCGCCTTGTTTAAACTAGTAAGTCCCGTGGCAGATGTTTCAACTAACGGTTTCATCAAGGCTTGCCGTGTATCTGCCCAGGTTTGTTGCATGTGTTTCATAGCGCCCGCAGATGATTTGTCAAATTCCGAACTATTTTTTCCATAATCTTTTGAGGCTTTAGCTAGAATTTGATTGAACTGATCAGAAGTCATTTTCCCAGATGATACAAGATCATTGAATGACTTTTGGGACATGCCACTTGCTTTTTGCAGGGCCGCAGACATACCTGGAGCTGATTTTTCCAACCGACCTAAGCTTGAACTGGTAACGGTACCCGCTGATTCGATTTTGGATAACCCATTAGCGAAAGCATCTGATTGACTTTGATTTAATTTTAATTGATCTGATAAACTACCCACGCCTTTAGCTAAAGCGTTCGCTTGTTTCACTGAACCAGTCGTGGAGTAGAAACGTGTAACCAAATTTCCAACTGCTGTAGCCGATAAATTGGTATTTTCTTTCAGCGACTTAACAGACAGCCCTAGTTGTGCCACACCCTTATCAGAAGCTCCAATGTTCTTCCACTTTTCACCCATTTCAGTAGCGACTTCGGCTGATTCATAACCAGCTTTAACCGTTTCACCAATATCAAAAGTGAGCATACCAAAAGCATTGCTTAACGTATTACCAAGAAAACTCCCTTTAATAATGTCGCCGAGATGCCGGGACTGTTTAGCAGTCGCTTCCTCGGCCGTTTTGAGTTGAAGCACTTTATTTCGCATACTCAAAAAATAGGCATTGGGTTGCTTTTCCATAGACACTCGTAGCTCATTAGCTTGTGTCTTAGTCTTAGCCATAGCAGTAGCAGTCTCGTTGAGCCGTGTCTTGGCCTTCAAGTATTCATCACTATTTTGCCCAAATTCTCTAGCCGCCGCAATCGTTTCGGTACGTTGCTTCTTGTATTGACTAGTTAAGTTATCTAGTGCTTTGTCTAATCCTTTAATTTTAGCAACTTGAGCCTCTTCTGATTTACCCTCGGCTTGCAATCGTTCAATATGCGACTGAATAGCTTTGTTGTTCAATTCGAAGCTGTGTTGTAACCCCGCAAGTCCGGACTTTTGGTACTCCATGGACTGCTTAGCGCGATTCTGCTGGGCTTCAAGACTAGATAATCGAGTCGTTGCTTGATCAATCTGACGCTGGTATTTTAAATATTCTTGAGCTGTTTCTTCAGTGTTTCCTTTCAGATCGGACTGTTCCTTACGGAGTTTAGCAATCTTATCTTGTTGGGCGGTAATTGACTTACCGAGGCCCTCATACTTGGCTGTAGCAGCGCCCACGTAGTCCCCAGCAGACTTCATCTGAGCTTCGGAGGCTTTCCAAGATTGGGTGAATGAGTTGACACGAGTTGTGATCGACTTAATAGATTCACTTGCCTTGAGCATATCCAAAGCAACTTCGGTACTCATTTGCGCCTGTACTTTTTTAACCACAATTATTCCTCCTTTCCTTATTGAATTAAACTTAACGGATCAACTTCACGATCCCTAGGTTCTTTAGCTGATAGAATGTCGTTCAACTCGAAGTAGTCCGCTTCGTCATAGGTCGATAAGTCCCAATGGAGATTAATGATGGCTTCTTTCTCGGCTAGTTTTAAATCTTCTACTCGGTTCGTCCACTCGAAGACTCGTTCCGCCGGCGACCCTACTTTTTTGGGTCAACGTCCTCATTTTCAGCGTCCTTGATGTCTTGTTCAGACATACCTAGCATTCGTTGTGTGATGTGGTTAATGAGTTCAAACGTAGCGTCACTTTCAAGGCCATCTAATACTTCTTGTTGCTTTGCATTTAATTTGAGTAAGGATTTAGCATAGTCCACCATGGCATCGGTTAATTCCAGCATCAATTTGATCTGTTCAATTAGCTTCTTGCCTTCCACATCATCTGTTTGAGCCATTTTGAGCTGCAACTCATAGGTCTTCCGCATGTTCTTGTTCGATTGCTTGACCATAAACTTCTTGTTAAATTCGCGTAAATAGATTTCCATAATTGTGATTCCTCCAATTTAATTTTATGTACATAAAAAGCCGTCATAATGACGACTCAAAGTGTTCTATGATCTATATGTGACTAGCCTTGACCTGATCCACCAGTGGTAGTGGATGTGTAACCGTCGAATACGTCAGCTAACATAGTTGCTTCACTGAATTCTGTATCTGCACCAAGGAAATTCTTGTACGGTTGGCCCCAGCGGTCTACAGTTAATGCAGTAAATGTAAGGGCGTCAGCTTCACGATTGATTGTGGTATCCGTATCACTTTGAATGTTCTGGGAAGCTGCCGAAACATTGCATTCTCCAAACGCGAAGTATACCGAGCTCTTACGGTCGATGGTTTGTGTTTCAACTAACAGTCCAACCTTTGGTTTGCTACCTGAATAGACATAACCACCCTTACCGTCCGAAGTATAACCAGTGATCTTGTTCTTAATGTCTCCCGGCATGTTGTTAACTGTTAGTGCAATGCTTGGCTTAGCTGGTTGTGTATAAGAATCTTGGAGAGAATTATTACCAGAAACCACTTGCACTGAACCTTCCAAGTTCGTAATATTTGCCTGAGTCGAACCCAGCATGGCGTGGTCAATTGCCAATAATCCATTTGCACTTAATCCTTGGTCTGCGTCTGCCACAATTTTTCCATTGTCATCTAGTAAGGCAATAGTTGCTAATTTAAGTCCTACGATAGCCATTTAATAATCAAATCCTTTCATTTTGTTAAATAAGTTTTGAATAAGACAAATAAAAAGTAGCCGTTAGCTGGAATGAATCCGGATCGACTACGTGCGATTTAACTTGATTTATTTGCCAATAATTTTCTTTGAACAGTTGAAGCAAGGGTATTTCCAATTCTTCGGGGTCGTAATCCAAGTCCTTTTTGTAGAAAATTTGAAGCTCAATTTGAGTATCGTACGCGTAAAACGTCTCGTTACCGCCTATATCAGGCTGGGAGTTAACATCCTGAATCAGTACAATAGTTGTATCTACGTTTTCTTGTGCTTCTTCGGGCAAGTTAAGCGTGTAGATTTCATCAATCTGCTTGTAACCAGCCTGTTCTAGTAGGTTTTCCGCCAGTGTGGTTGCTAACATTAGCCCTCACCTTCAATCTTTTTAAGGAGCTTCTGATACTCGGCTTGCTGTGCCAAAACTACTTTCTCAGCCGTTTCTGGGTCATCACGAAGATCGTCAACAAAATGATCAGCTGAATACTTCTTCGTCCCATCATTAAGCCGACGGGCGTTCATTGCGTGATAAGGATTGTCCCAGCCAACAGAGCTTACGCCATTCTTGACACCATCAATATTAGTTGCTTGTTTAGTAATGTGATCGGCCATATGACCATACTTTTTATCATTGTGGCTAGAATAATGCTTTTCACGTGTAACGTCGGTATATACCTTCTGCAACTCATCAGCGCCAGCTTTGGTGATCTTAGCTTGATCAGTTGGGGTCATTTCGGCCACTTTCTTAACATCTTCAAGCCAACTATTTAGTACATCGTCTAAACCAGCCACTATGAACCACCTACTTTTTTAACCAGTTTTAGCGTCAGATAATCATACTTGTTAACACCCATAGAATCGTCTGGACTGTCGCTTTCGATAGAATATTCACCGTCAGATAGCTTAACCTGCATAGACTCATCGACTGTTGGATTATGCCTAATTGCAATCGTCTTGGTATTAGTAACATTATTAGAAATTGCCAAATACTGTTGGGTCATAGTTTGCTTGATTGGCGCATAATGAAGTGTCAATTTATAATCATAATCTGGCACATTAACTCCCGCACCATTCTTTTTGGAAGTTGGAAAACCAAATTGAGCTACTTTATAAAATTGGCTTGGTAGAATTCGTTTGGTCATCCGGGTGCACCTCCTCATATGCTTGTGCGTAGAGACCGCGGAGTTGACCGATAATACTATTTAAAGTGAGGTCAATATCATACGTTTGCGTATCCGACATCGCGATCCGATACTGATAATACGTGCCTGCCAGTGACATCACAGCAACTTTAAATAGTGCCGGTACACTTGTGCTATCATCCGTGTAGAAAGTAGCGATATCCGTGCCCACGGCGTTTTTAACGTACTGTTCAGCCGCGTCAATATAGGCGCTCATTAGCGTATCAGAATCGTCAATATCTAAATTCATCATGTTGCCGACGTCTGGCACCTTCACAACATTGTCTGCCATCTCATCACTCCTTTATAGCCGCCCCGTTAGGCACTGTGTATTTCATTGGCGACGCTAATTAACTAATTGTTAGCCGTTTGTTGTAGCACTAGCCGCAAAGTTAGCTGGCTGATCCGCAATAGCCTTGAATGATCCAGCAACAAATGCTTCACTATCTGTAGCTTCAACGTCGAAGCGGTCAATAACACGGATCTTGTATTGATCTTTTTCGAATGCACCTGCGCCAATGTTAGTTGCGAGTAAGGACATGTTTTCACGGTCAAACAATGTAACTGCTTGTGATAAGTCACCATAATACAGTGGATATACAGGAGCCGCTGTTGTTCCACTATTTGGTAACCACTTGTCAGCTACCATAATTACTTTCTTGCCACGAACTAGCATTTGGTCTGGTTGCGTAGGATCTGGTTGCAATAAGTAACGTCCCATTGCGTCCTTAACCTTGCACAATTCGTTGCAGCCCGAGGTGTTAGTTAACAGAAATGACGTACTCTTGATAGCTGGATCGACAGAAGTGTTAATCATGTCAATAACGTCATCAAATTTGGCCAAGGTTGGCTTAGTTGGGGCCGCGTTCATCGCCGCAATAATTTTGGCGTTACGAGTAACAACCGTCTTCTTAGCAATCCAACTTGATAACCATGCTAAGATGTTATCCGCGGTATCTTTAATCAGTGAATTTGTTACCGTTGTGATGCCGGCATAACGATGGATAGTGTACTTGATTAATGTCAAGTTAGGATCATCGTTATCACCAATCGTGGCTGTTTCATCGTCTAAATCGGCCAATGGTGTTACATCCGTCCACTTTTCGTAAACGCGTGATCCAGTTTGTGTAGAAACAGCCTCATGGTTCACATATTGTTGCAACGAATCATATTGACGAACCAAGGTATGAATGGCTGTTTGAATATCTTGCGGAATGGTAAGGCCAATGGCATTACCTGATTCATCAGTCGACGAGGTTACTAAGTTCATGACCTTTGGATCACCCTTGATCATGCCTTTAAAGTTCTTAACAAACTCGTCTTTGAGGTTCTTTTCCTTGTCTTCCAATGGTGCAGTATATTCTTTTGACATATTGGCAATTTCAGCTGCACGGGCGTTCTCTAATGCTTCGTTAGCAAAATCTCGTACTTTAGCAGCCTTATCAAAGTCGTCTTTAACTTTCTGTAAGTCTTCCGCAGTATATGCATTAGGATCTTCGCCGAGCTTAATAGCCATATTTTGACGCTTGTCCTCAATATCTTGTACATTAGCACCGGCGTCTTCAAAAGCTTTTTTTAATTCATTGATTTTTGGCATCTTAGTGCCCTCCTTATTTATCTTTACCAAACAAAATAGCCAATTTGCTTTTCCTTTCAGAATCCGCAGATTGACTATTGTTTTCGGTTTTGTTTTCTTTTACATTTACTGGTTCTGGTTTTTCAGCCTTTCGCATCAACGTTTTAACCTTGGAAATCATATCTTTACTGAATAATGAACCATTTGCGATGTTGGTCACCGTTGCTGGCTGTTTTGCAAACATAACTTCGTCCGCAAAACCTTGTTTAACGGCATCTTGTGCATTGATCCAAGTTTCGTCAGACATCATTTTATAAATATCTTGCACGTCCATACCCGTCTTTTCGGCATATACATTGGCAATCCCTTGATCAGTTGAGTCAAGCCCTTGTAAATCACTGGCCAAATTGTCTGAATTGCCTTGTGACATGGTTGAAGCTCGATGAATCATCATTTGACCCGTTGGTGAGATCTTCACGGTATCACCGGCCATCGCAATAATTGAAGCTGCAGATGCCGCTAAGCCCACAATGTCTACTTCTACATCACCAGCATAGTTTTTTAATGCCGTGTAAATTTCAGAACCCGCAAATACATCACCACCCGGTGAATTAATCTCTGCGACTACTGGCATTCCTTGTGCTGCATCTAGCGTGTTTTGAACGCTCGTTGGAGTAGCAACCGAATAACCGAAGAATTCGTACACTTCGGCATCGTCATCACTCGAAATAACACCTTTAATTGGTACTGTTGTCATCGTTATCACCACCTTTATCATTTGATTGAATAACTACTTGTTGAGTCGGTTGCGTTTTAGCTTCCGGCATATCTGCTGGGAAATATCCATCATTCTGCAATAGCCAATTAAATTGGTTATTAGCAAGTCCTCCATTCTTCACCATGGCCGCAAGATTTGCCGCGTAATCATCACCTAGCGGATCGATAGCTGGCCTAATGTTAGCTGTCACGGTTGCTGATAGTTTATTGTCTAGCTCACTAACAATCATCTGGGCATATCGATTAAGCGTATTGGCATAATTACCCTTGATTTGATCAAGACTAGATTGTTGATCACCGGTACCATTTAAATAGCTATCTGGTATGTGGTAAACTTTGGCAACCTGTGTCGACGTCCAATTGACTGACGATAAGAGACTAGCTACGTTCGAATTAATCTCAAGTGGTGTCCAATCTTCCAATCCATCAATTACAATTGGTCCGTTGTTTGAAGCAGCCATTTGTCGCATAAACTCACGAGAATGTGATGCTTTTATCTTCCAATTAATTAAACCTTTATCGTTATTGATCTTCAAAACACCGGGCGATGTTACCGATTGAGAAAGCGCGTTTTTTGTTAGCTTGTTTGACAAGTCCTTGATGTTAATTTCGCTAGACAATGCCAACAGTGGGCTAATACCAGTCTTTCCTCCATCTTTGCTGTATAAGCGTAAATGAATCATGTCTGATTGTGGAATGGCCTGAATCACACCAATTTGTGGTTCATCAAACGTGGCTGTGTACATCAGTCCAGACCCATCTCCTAGCAAGAATGTACTAACTTGTGAGGGGCGCAAATATTCCCATCTCAAGTCAACACCGTTGACGTTACGCCAACGATAAGCAAATGCTTCACCATTTAGCAATGCCTGCATAAACATTGATTGCCAAAAGCCGCGTGGATTAGACGTTGAACTTGGCGCGTCTAAAATATTTTGTGCTCGTGGCTTATTGGCCTTATATTTAACGGTGGCTAAGTCGCCTGATAATTGAGTCACTACCGAATAAATATCTGAATTTTGCAAAGCAACGTCAGCACTCACGTATTGAGCATTGGTTCCATTGCCAAAAATACTCATAATGTCTTCATCACTTAATGAGTAGGCTTGTTTGCTACCGGATAACGCTTGAAACTTGCCTCTTAAAATGGCCATTATTGACCACCACCTTTAGTAGCTGGTAAATCAATCAGCAGTCCAAATACAAGCCATATAACCGCTAGAAAGATCATTCCTGGAATTAAGCCAAACAAAAACGCACTAATTGTGCCGAAGATACCGGCTAGTGCGTAACAGATTGCATCATTATAGTGTTTAATTGCCATTAATAATTTTCTAATTTTAAACATCTCCATCTGTCATGCCCGATTCT